TGAACAAACTAATCGTAATGTAACAACGGCTTGGCTAACACTTTCCGAAATTCGTGAACAATTAAATTTGTATTCAGACACAAGTCAGGATACTTATTTAACGTCTCTTGAATTAGCCATACGAATGGCGATTGAAGATTATCTAGGTTTGCCAATTGTTGGTGTGCAATACAAATCTTATTATGGGCTTTCTGCTTTATACGGTTCGCCATTAACATTAGATTTGCCAGAAACTTCACAAGGTGGCGTTGTTATAAATACCGTTCAATATTATAGCGAAGCAACGCCAACTGTACTGACTACGGTTTCGGCAGGAACTTATTATTATGACCCGACAGGGCGCAAAGTTATTTGCTCAGATTTGCCAACAAGCATTAACACGCAAATGACATCGCCTGTGATTGTTACTTATACGCTTACAGCTTCTCCGCTTGCAACGTATCCTGTAATTAAACAAGCTGGTTTGTTATGGTTCACGCATTTGTATAATAATCGCAGCGAAGTAACATCAACAGATATGAAACGTATTCCGCTTGGCGTTGATACATTATTGCGACCATACAAACCTTTGGTGATGTAATGGCGATTGCAAGATATGAAGATGTGAATGTTTATACGCTTTCGTTTACTACGAATGCTTATGGCGATACAGTAACAACTAAGACTTTAAAATTTAATAGCAAGCCGGAAATTAAGACAGTAAAAAATAGTTTAGCAATAACAGACAAATATCGAGTTTATACAGGCTTAATTTATATGGTGTTTAATTTCACGCCATTTACGCGAGATATGTACGACAATCAAAATTTGTATTCTATTGTTTGGCGCGGTCTTGATTGGCGAATTGATAGTCCGGTTGAATCGGATGACAGAATGAAAGTTACGTTTTTGTGCTATCACAATGACCCATCGACACAGGTTTAATTATGGCTGGACAAAATAATGTTAGCGATTATGCGGTAGCAATACAAGCGCAACTTACAACAACTGTTTCGCCTGTCCCTGTATATGGTTCATTTAACAGAAACTTTGCAGCACAACAAAAATTTGTAACATGGAATTTGCGGAATGTTCACCAAGCAGTTTATACAGGTACAACGCACTCGGTGAAGGGTATTGATCGACCAATATTCCAAACCAATATTTATGCTGGCTCATTGCAAGATGCGTTTGGCATAGCAAATACGATAATACAGGCTTTGCATGGATACTCTGGGCAGTTTGGCGGGTTGTTTTATGTAAGCAAGATTGATATTGATTTTTTATACAATACATTCGACAACGACATTGGCTTACATTCAATTTACCTTGATTGCACTTTAGATATTCCGACATAACTTTTAATTTTTCGAGGGATAAAAAATGGCACTTCCAAATAAAGTATTACCCGGCTTTTCGGCAAGCCTGTATTGTCAACCAACAGCAACGCCAACGCCATTGACTACAACGCAATTGGCACTTGTTGCGAGTGTTTCGCCAATTGCTGTAATTGGCAATTTGCTGCCTGTGGAAGCAATTCCAGCATTCGGGCAAGATGATGCAGTTGCAAATTTTTCGGTGGCTGGCACAAGGCAATCGGATAAAATTCCTACGCAATCAGCACCGACAAGTTTGTCAATTACTGCGGCATGGAATCCTAGTGACACTAATTTGCTGTTGATGCGCGGTGATGCTTATAGCGGAGTTGTGGATCGAACTTTTGTGATTTCTGCGACTGAAGGTTCAAACATTGTTTACTACGCTTTTAATGGTCGCGTAAGCCAATTCCAAATTGATTCACAGCCCGGTGCTGAAGCGAAATGTATGTTTACTATACATCCTCGCGGTAATCAGTACGGTTGGTCTAATAACGCTTAATAGGAAAATATCATGGCTATTCCAAGCAAAGTATTGCCCGGTTTTAGTGCGTCGATGTGGATGCAATCGGCGGCTACGCCAACGCCTTTATCAACTGCTAACCTTGCGGTGTGGACAGCACAAGTTGCTGCAATTGTAGGCACATCTGCAAACGGCACAGGCGCGAATGGAATTTTGCTTCCGGTTGAAGCGGTTCCAGCATTTGGTCAAGATGATGCAGTAGCAAATTTTTCTGTTGCAGGTTCGCGTCAATCGGACAAGATACCAACTCAATCTGCGCCTACGTCTTTGTCAATTACGGCTGCTTGGAATCCATCGGATACTGCGCTGCTACAAATTCGTTCAGACGCTTATAGCGGCACAGTAGATCGCACATTTGCTATTGCTGCGGTTGATGGTTCTAATACGGTAGCTTATGCGTTTAATGGTCGCGTATCGCAGTTTCAAATAGACGCGCAACCCGGCGCAGAGGCTAAGTGCATATTTACGATTCATCCTCGCGGCAATCAATACGGCTGGTCAAACAACTAAAACATTTGCCCCTTCGGGGGCTTTTTTATATGAGAAGATATGACAACACAAATAAACAACAATGGCGATTTGCTTGGGTATTTACTTGAGCAATCATTAACAGCACCTAAAAGTTGGTTCGGTTTTCCGCAACAAAAACTTACAGGCATTTCATTGGCTCACGCAATTGCTGCCAACCATGCTGATAAGATGTCACCCGAAGAAGTTGTTCAATATGTCAACGACTTGAACAATGAAATATACAATAGCATTATTAAAAAAGGATAAAACATGAAACTATCAAACGCTCTTAATGTTAATCAAAATATTAGAATCCGCTCATTTACTTTAGGCGGTCAAAATTTTCGCGTTCGCGTTCCTCTTGCATCCGAAATGGAAGAAATTTCCAGAGTTGTTGCGGCGGTAAATAGTGAAGCAAAATTTGAAGAAATGTCAAAGCCATTGCGCGAAATTGAAGATCAAGAAAAAATTCAAATAACTGAAGATGATTTAATTGTTGACGGCAAATCAATTAAAGAGCTTGCACAATTAACAGCGCAAACTGAAGAACGCATATTGCAATTAATCCGCTTGCTAGTACCAACGCAAGAAGGTTTTGATATGAATGAAATTTCCTATGAAGATGTAAATGCAGAATTTCCTTTTGCGGTTCAATTGGAATTAATGCGGAAAATTGCGGAAGTTATTTCGCCCGGATACGAAGAAACAAGAAAAAACTAATAGGCTCATTGCGTCTGCAAGCAAGAGCTTATATGCTTGCTCATGGCGCAAATCCAGATGCAATGGGCGAGGATGATTTTGAATTAGTAATGGTCGCATTAAATGATGGATTGTTTGGAAACAAAGCACTTATAAATGTAAATGGCGCACTAACAACTGGTGTGTTTAATTATATTAGAAGTCAAAACGCACAAGCCTATACATTAAAAGATGTTTTGGGCGTAATGCACGAATATATTTATAGACCATTAACTGACGAAGAAAAACGCAATTTAGTTAATGAGCAATTATTAACTTTTATGACCACAAAACCTGATGTGCCTGATTTATTAAAGCCTAAAATATAAAATGCCAACTTATGGGTTTAATGATTTTGACAAAGTTTTAACTGAAATGGGAAATGATTTCGGCTATACGGATGTCAATAAAAAAGTTTTAATACCTGCTCTTAGAAATGCAATGAAAATTACATTGCCATCTGCAAAAAGTTTGGCGCGTGTTAATACTGGAAGAATGCGTGAATCCATAATTGTTGAAGCAAGGCGACCTAATAATAGAGATTTACAATCAAAATATATTTATTTAACTGATGCAGCAATAGCAATGGTATCTGTAAAAAGATCAAAGATTTCATTAGGTGAAGAATTTGGAACAGCAGACAAAGCTGGCAAACCTTTTATTCGACCTGCTTTAGAATCTAACCAATCATCAGTTTTGCAAACATTAATCGATGAATTAAATAAAAAAATCACAAAGTATAAAAGCAAAAATTCTAAGGATCAAAAATGAGCGTAATTGCCAGACTTGGTGCAGTTCTTACTCTTGACACAAAGGAATTTGTCAAAGGCGTTGATGCGGCTCAACAAAAAAGTAAAGAATTTAAACAAAATTTAAAAGATTTAGATAAAACGGCTGAAGGTCTTAAAACTGCTTTTGCTGTTGCAAGTGCGGCTTTTGTTGTTTTTGCTGGTCATGCTATTAATGCGGCAGATGATTTACAAGATTTAGCAGATGCCAATGAAGTTACGACAGGAAAAATTATTGAATTAAAACACGCTCTTGAATTGTCGGGGGGCAATGCTGAAAAGGCTGATGTTTTATTTGTTAAGTTTACTAATGCAATAAATGAAGCGGCGCAAGGTAGCGAAAACTTGCGAGATACATTTAAAGAATTAGGAATTTCTACGCATGATCTTGGATTTTTAACTAATGCGGAATTATTAGATAAGGCTTTTGTTGGATTATCAAAAATTGAAGATGTAACACGCAGAAATGCATTAGCAAATGAATTATTTAGCAAAGCGGCAAAAGGCGTTGATTTTACGCAAATGTCAAAAAATGCTGAAGATTTAGTAGGGCATTATAAAGACCAAGAAGATGCAATCAAACAAGCTGCTGATGCCGCGCAAAAAATGAAATCGTTATTTCATGAAATTGAAATGGCGGCATTAATGGCAACAAAACCAATAGTTAATTTATTTAATAAAATCCCAACTGAACATAAAGTTGAAGCATTAACAAAAGCGTTTCAAGCTCTAGGTATTGCAATGGGCGTGGCATTTGGTGTTACTGCTGTTAAAGGAGTTGTTGCGCTTGGTGCTGCTTTAAAAATTGTTACTGCATCTAATCCTTGGCTTTCAGCATTAGGAATGCTTGGTGCTGCAATTGCAACTTTTGGCGCTACTGATGCAATTTTAGATAGTGTAAATGATTATGGAAAACCTGAAACACCAGAAACAGGTTCACAAACTTTTCCATTAACTGAAAAACAAAGAACGCAAAAAAGAGAAACTCCTGCAACTAGCAAAGAAGAATCATTTAGAACGGCAATTATAAAAGCAAATCAAGAGTACGAAAAACGGAACGTACTTTTAAAAGAATCTATTGCTAATCATAGTGAAGAAATATCTTTGTTAATGCAAAAGCATACAATGAATGCTGATGATTATTCTATTGCAGAAAGAAAATTAAATTTAGATCAAGAAATTAGAAAACTTGAGCAAGATAAAATTAGAGAATTAACTGCGGCGCAAGCTGAATATGATGCGCTGCCAGCTAAAGAAAAAAATTCAAAATTATTAGAAACAAATTTAAAAAACATAAAAAATTATTATGATGCGGCTATACCTGCTCAAAAAGAATTAAATAAATTAACTCTTGGTCAATTAGAAAAAGAAATTGAATTAAAAAATAAATACATTTATCAAGATTTAGAAGTGCAAAAAATAAAAGAGCGTGAAGGAATTGAAACAAATCATTTAGCGCAAATGCAAATGCTTGAATTGGAATCGCAATCATATAAATTAAAAGTTAATGATTATAATTTATTAAAAATGCGTATTGATGCAGCACAACAATTAGCAGAAATAGAAATTAAATATGCTGATAAACGCAGAGATTTACAACCAGAATTTGAAAGAACGGCAAAAACTGCAAAAGATAGAGAATTATTCGAGGAAAAAATAAAGAATTTAAACGAATTGCAAAACTTTGAAATGATGTCAAACGATGCAGTAAATTCTAAGCGGGAAGAAAATTTATTAAAAGATATTGAACGCCAACAATCATGGGCGGCTGGATGGGATGATGCTTTTAAAAAATATATTGAAGCATCAGAGCGCGCATCAGATCGAGGCAGGGAAGCATTTCAAATGGTAATGCAAAGCATGGATTCTGCATTGCGTAATTTTGTTGAAACTGGCAAATTAAATTTTAAAGATTTAGTAGAAAGCATAGTTAAAGATTTAATTTTTATGTCATTAAAGGCACAAGCTACTGGTTTATTTAGAGTGGGTATGAGTGCTATTTTTGGCGGTGGCGGTTCTATTGGCGGCGGCGGCATGGG